CCTTGTGATTCGGTGAAGTTACGTTTCACTTCGCGTGGTGACATCAAACGAATCTGTGTTCCGATAGCAAGAATATCTGTGAGAGTTTCCTGCACACCACCCGTACTGTTTACATCCACCGATTCAGTTGCAGCAGTTGCGTATGGTGCTTTGTATACGACACGTAATCTGCCAGGGAATACCCCTTGGTCGAAACGGATTGCGAACCCTGAAGCAAAGTCATCTGTTGGAAGGTCACGCACAAGACGCACCTTGCGGGCTATCGGATAGTCGTCGGTCATGTATCGAACAGACACTTGCACAATGTCAATGATGGCTGTGACACCTGTCAAGTTAATCATCACATCTGAACCGTTGTAATCGATGTTTAAAGTTTTGATTTGGAACAGTCCGTGCATCGGTGAGGACAAGTCGGAGATTTCGTCGTTCAACGCTTCAAGGCATTGCGCCCGCGGGAAACGTGGGTTGATGGTAACGATGGCACCAGCGGTGTGCGCTGCAGCGGTTGTTCCGTTGTAGCCACGTTCCACAGTTAAAGTTTTTGTTCCAGTGTCAGCAGCCCAAATGTAGAACAGTTCTGAATCTATTTGGAAAACTTGTCCGACACGCAACCCTTCCAATGAGTACGTGACAGTAACACTTGTATCAGCACTGGTAATAGTGGAGACAAGTTTGTTACGAGCCTCCACCGTTCCAGACAGTAGTTGCCGCAACGTCCTATCAATGACGGTTGCTGCTGTGGTCATTTACTTCTTTTTCTTAGCCTTCATTTTTGACTTGTCCATCTTCATCGGCTTACCAGTTTTCTTGGCTTCTGCTTTCGCCATTGCCATACCTTTAGCACCGTAACCAAATTCTTTTTTTCCGACCATTGGCATAACTTTTCCTTTCAAGGTTGAGACGAACAGATTACCACGAACTAGCAATCCCATTTACGTAAAGCCAAAGCCTTACGAGTCGGTCTGCCTTTCGCATCTTTCATCGGACCTGGCATACCACCCATGCGTGCACAAAACGATTTACGGCGGGCAGCCGCTTTAGGAGAAGCCTTTGCTTGGGCAGCAGAAACAGGTGGCTTCAGGTTCATACCTTGTGCTTTGGCGGAGGCTCGACCTTTAGCGTTTAATCCGCCAGCAGGGTTCTTGCCTTCTTTGCGTTGCCATGCAGCAGTCTTAGCCATTACTTTTTCTTCGCTGCTGCCATGTTGTCAATCAAATTAGGGTACGGACGACCTGCCGCTTTAGCCGAAGCCTTCGCAGCAGCCTTCTTCTTTGGGGACAGTTTTGTGGATTTCTTTTTAGGATTAGGTGTATCCCAAACTGGTTTAGATTTCATACTGCCTCCAATAAATATCCTGATTCACGCAAAGTGTCGCGCACATTCAACACTACAGTATACATTTCCCCAGGAACCATCTTCACAGTATGACCGCCAATACTGGCTTGAACACGGCGTGACACCTGTATTTCGCATGTGGGTTCTAACGGCATCCAGTCAAATGGTATCTGTTTCGCAGATGGTTTAACGATATGTAGCAACTGGTCGGCGGCTGTGTTCCAGTTGAACGCTGCTGTTTGTGGGGCTGTCAGGTTTGCCTGACGACGGTACTTGTCACGGTTGTTGTACAAATCTTTGATGGCTTCAGCGAGTGCTTCAGGGTCAGGTTCATCCCAGTCACCCATGTCCTGCCAAACACCTTTAGCGGTAGGGACGCTGGTCGTGGGTATGCGATGGGTGGCAAGGTTGGAGAACTCTCGATGACCATGAGCATCAGAAAGGATGGTTGGGATACCAGCAGAGATTGCCTGTAACGGCATCAACCCAAACCCTTCACCACGGGACACAGATATAAACCCGTGCATTGAACGAACTAGGTCACGTTCTTGTTCCACGGTCAGCCAGTCACGGTGCACTATTACGTTCGGGTATTCCAAGTCTTTGGGTGCGAACAGATGCGGCGGAACAATCTTGATATGGAGTTCAGCGTCAGGTAACTGCAACTTGTTAAACACTTCCAATACCACATCCATGCCTTTGCGATACCACTCTGAACCCCCGCACATGATACGGAACTTACCTTCAGGTTTATCCTGTGACGGACACCACATAGCACGGTCAACACCCAACGGAATCATATGCACATCATCATGGAATTGTGAGAACAGTTCCCAGTTATGCAACGAAGGAACAATCACCTTACTAAAGTTTTGTAGATAATCAGAGAACTCTGGTGGCAACCAGTTCGTTTCCCACATAGTCAACAAATGCGGTACCTGTGTACGTTGCCAGCCTTTAATCAGGTTCGGTCTTAAGGCAAAAACAACATGCTCGGCATCTTCGGCAAGTGTTACCTTTTCCGATAACGCATTGCGTAGCCCAACAACCATTTTGCCGTAACCGACCTTTTCGATGTTGACACCAACAAGATTTAAATAGTTGGAAGAATCCCTGTTTCCACTTGCCATCCTTCTTGCGCTCTTTTCTCTACGTTGGCAGCACCATCAATCTTCTTCGGTTGTAAACCATCCGCACGAAGACGTTTGTATGCTGGCATATCTTTGTTCCAGTTACGTTCTGTTGTATTGATTTCTGCCACCTTACTCCCGCGACTGGTAGTGGTGTTGACACCCATACGCACCCCTGCAACACGGCAACCGAAGCATCCTTCGACATCTAGGTCGGGATGTGTTTCTTGATGTTTCACGAAATGTACGCTCCGTATCCTGCAGCCGTTAACGATGCTTGTTCTGCGGCATCAATCTCAATGTCATGCCCACCGTAATAGGTTTTAGAAACAACAGCAAACGTTGAAGGCTGGTTATCTGTGTATGACCCATCTGTTAAAAGATATATGTTGCGACCTCTAGCAGACGGTACGATGCGGTTACCTAAACGGTTAGCCATACGTTCCTCTTTAGAAAGTTGCCCTTGGTTGTAAACACTGGAGATGATTACTGGTACAACGAAATCATCGGTGGGTGGTCTAAAAGTTGCCATCAGGTTATGCTCGCTCCGTATCCCGCTGCTGTAAGTTCTGCTATCTCAGTAGCATCTAAGAAGTTATCATGCCCACCGTAGTACACCTTGACTATGCGTTCAGGCATACGTGGGTCAGTTATCTGGTATGAGCCATCTGTAAGTTTGAACAGGTTGTATTGGCGTATACCTTGTGGCACGAAAGAGAACAATCGGTCAGCAGATGATTCTCCGAGGCGTTGAGCAAACGGATATGTGCTGGTTGTTGGAACACGGAAGATGTGCGACTTATCCCAATCGGCTGTGCCTGAACCTAAACCTGAACCTGTACCCGTTCTAAATAGTGCTCTTGCGCCAACCGTTGTCGATGTTCCCTCACCCGAACCCGACGATGTACGGATAGCCGTGAGGTAGGAAGTCGTAGTTGACGTTCCATCTCCCGCGCCCGTGCCAGTTCTAATAACAACATGGATACTGATTGTAGTAGCAGAACCTGTACCTGATGCTGTGCCAGTTCGCACATAGATGATTGCTGTTGTTGTTGACGAAGTACCATCACCAGAACCCGATGCTGTGCGCGGAGATATATGTAGCCCTGTGGAATCCATTGTTCCCACACCAGAACCTGTGGCAGTCCGTAAAAGAACCTTGAGTGCTACCGCAGTAGCATCACCAACACCACTGCCAGTAGCAGACCTTGCACGAAGAACGCTTGCTGTAGAAGAAGCAGTACCTAACCCTGATGCTGTAGCAGTAACAACAATAGCCCTTGCACCGCTCGCAGTTTGAGTACCAACACCACTACCAGAAGCCGTGCGTGTGGCATTAACATACCCATACCTATAGTACGGGTGAGTGTTCTTAAACGGTTCTGTAAAGCCCGTAACAGCAGTTATAGCCACTAGGGGCTACCTACCTAGTCGAGCGACAGTGTGAGTGCGGTGATTTGAAAAGTATCGCCAGCAGTCACAGCAGCAGACGACGACAACGCACCAGTCCACAAACAGTTACCAGCAGTAGAAGCATCCCACATAGACCAATGCGTAAACGTTTCTGTAGCAGCCACATTCGTCCACTCCAAAGTTGCTGAAGTAGCAATCGAACCCGAAGCAGCAGTAGCCCACGCAGCAACCTTACGAGTTGTCTCAGTAGCAGCCGCAGTAGTACCAGCCTCACCAGCATCAGCCGTATGCAACTTCACATACACGTTCGTTGGCATAGTCCACGCAGTCTTACCAGTCGTGTGTTCCAAAATCTTTAACTCAGCGTAGTTCGAAATAGACATACAAACCTTTCGTTCAACATACTATACCAAAAGCAAAAGCCCCCCGCCGAAGCAGGGGGCTAAAGCCTTGTCTAACTAATTAGACGTTAGTTGCAATTGAGGAAGAAGACTCAATGCGACGGAGGCTTGCCTCACGGAAGCGACCGTAGCCACCAAGCCAATACCAACCCAAAGGCTGCAAACGCATGAGAAGGTCGGTCACGTTACCGCGAACAATCTTCGGCACTGCGCCGTTACCATCTTGTGCTGAGTATGCCTTAGCAAGAGCCTGACGACCCATGATGTGTGTGCAATACACGTCAACTGCACCAGTTGTGCTGGTACCGTTCGAAGCGTTCTCGAACACTTTGGCACGTGGTGTCTCAATGAAACGAACCGACTCAAACAAGCCGATTTCGCCATTGTAGATACCCTCTGGGTTGACATAGTTTGCTGGGGTACGCCATGCGGCTGCGTCCGTTGCTGAACGGAAGTCGTATGAAACGTCTGGATGGATGAAGCCGATGTAAGAACCGTTGAAGGTTGCTACGTTTGCTCCACGCAACTGTGCGACGGTCCTACGAACGTCGTCAGCGGCAAGTACGTCATCAGCCGAAACTGATACACGGCTCGTTGGTGTTGAAGAACCACCTGTTGCGTATACCACGTTGGTTCCGCCTGCAAGCACTTCACGAACAACTTGGTCGATTGAATCGCCTGCGTTGTAACCGATGATGTTTGCTGCTGCTGAGTCAACATCCAAGAACGCTGTTCCGCGCAACTTGGCTGTGGTGACAACTGCGTTACCGTATTCGTTAAGAGTTACGGTTACTTGGCTGTCGGACAATGCTGTAGGTGTAACGTCGGTCACTTCGTTCAGTGTTGACGTTGCTGCTGCAATGTCACTGAAGATGGTGAATGTGACGCCAGTTCCTGGCATTGCCTGCTGTACTGGTTGTACGTCTGCTGCCTGGTCGAACAAGAGTTCTGAACGCAACGCAAAATATGCGAGACGGTCAAATGCTACCTGGTCAACAGACAGAGACGAGAGTTGGGTTTCGCCTGCCATGATTATTTTTCCTTTGTGTAGAAGTTGTTACGAATTTTGTAGTGCTATTCGTGCTTCTGCCAGGATTGAATCTACTTCTTGAGGGCTTCGTGCGTCGTTAAGCCTTCGAGTCCAGTCAACAGGTGGTTGCGTTGTTTGGGTTCCTGCCGCAATTTTTGCGGTTCGTTGCCAAGCGTTTGCTTCTTCTCTGCTAGGGGTGGAATCTGGGGGACTAATCAGTTGCGCCTCAACAGCGGCATCCCTAATGGCATCTGGGGAAAGTTCTCCGTCGTAGCCTTTAATGAAGTACTTTGACGCTGGTGCAGTGAGGTCGATGCCTGCTTTCACGAACGCTAGTTCTCTTTTTGCTACTTCAGATTCCGCTACCAACTTGCGTAGGTCGGCGGTTTCTTTCTCCAATTGTTTCATCCTTGCCCTAACAGGGTTTTGGTTTGATTCCATTTGGTCTTCGTTGTCGTAGTTGTCAATATCTGACATATGGCACTCTCGTTTCTGCCCACACCATGTCCGAGGTACGTGGTGGCTGCGGTTGATTGGTCACCCCATGTCGCCGTACGGTGCGGGGGATTCCCGTACAGGTTCCTACCGTTTAAGGTATCGTTTGTAACTATAACACAACTTATTTATTGATGTGTGCTATTCACCTACGGTACCGAGTTCGACTTTGCCGCCACCTTCAAGTCCTGCTTTGCGTCGACGTTGTGTCATCGCTACCCGTTGAGAAGCGGCAGCGTTTGTGCCCAATGTTCCTGCAACCAATTCTTCTTGAGTCAACGCTTGTTCTCCTTGGAGTGGGCGAGTGAGTTCTTGTAGTTTGGCTACTTGGGTGAAACCTGTTCTGGCTTCTTCTTGGGTTACGCCTTGTTGGACAAGTAGTTCTGCTGCGGGTGCTCCAAGGCTGATGCCTGCTTGTTGGCGGGCTTGTGAGGCTACTTCGGCGGCGCGTGCTGCAGTAATTACTGCTTCTTTGGTTCTGTTTGGGTCTATAAAAAACGCTGCAAGTGTGCTGTCATCGAGTCCGTATAGGCTTTTGAGTTCGTTGACGATGGCTGGGTCAGCGTTCTTGACTGAGGCGTAGCCTTGGTCTACTCGGGCTTTGATTTCGTCTGGGGAGATGTCGTTGGCGATGAAGTTGGCGAAGTCTTCTGGGGTGTTGTAGAAGTCTGATGGCATACCTGCACTCAGTAGCGTATTACGGTATGAGGACTCTAACTGCAAATACTGACTCACCGAATAGGCAGGTTTATTAGCCTTACGTCGAGCCTCATTAGCGGAGAACCGTTCTTGGAACGCAGCAGATTCACGCAACTGAATACCAATGTCATCAATGGTTGATGATGCCGTCAAACGTCGGTCAGCCAAAGCACCTTTAACATCAAGCAGTAACTGTGGGTTATCCATTCCATAGTATTTCAGGGTTGCCTGCAAAATACTTGAAGCGGTTTCTGTGTTATCAGCGTTTTGTTGTGCGTTGAAATTTGTAATTATGTTTGTTACATCTTCTGAGGTGGTATATGTCGGACTAGTTGCATCTTCTTCAATACCAGTCCCAGCCGTGCCAATGGGTGTTAAAAAACTATTTCGATAGTTGTATTGTGCATCACTGGCGGCTTGTAGTTCTTGTTGTGTGGGAACATCAATCATCGGTCCAGGACCAGGACCAGTCCAGTTAGGGTCACGCATCATTACCATTAGATAATCCTTCCGAACGCTTGAACCAGATTAGCAGCCAAACCCCTAGCCTCTTGCTTGGCATTGTTGGTCTTCTCCCAACCATACCGAGAATCTGTACGCAACAACTTATCCCATTCACCAGTTGTCATAACACGTTTCTTGCCTTCTTCACCGAAGTTCAAAGCAACCTCATAATCTGCTGCAGACATATCAATAGTGTTTGGGTCCACTTCCAACAGTTTTGCTGCAGTTGTCTGGAAGTTACCTGCCAAACTTTCCAACGACACACCCTGGTCAATAAGGTCAGCCAAATGTGGATAACGTTTCTTAGCAATTTCACGTTGCTGCCTTTGGAAATCTTCTGTAGTAATTCCGCCAGTGAGAACTGATTGAACTGAAGCCTGGTTTGCTCCTGCAGTATTAAAGTATGAGCGGGCAGTGTTGACCACATTGAGGTAGTCGGCTGATTTGCTTGCTCTAGCCAACGCTGTAGGGTTCACATATTTGCCATCGGCACCAGTTTTGAATACTTCTTTGTATGTTTCTTGTTTGAGGCGGTCACCTGTATAGCCCATGTTGATGGCGGTGTGAACAAACTTTGTGAAATCTGTGCTGTCGAAACCTAGTTCTCCTACAACGTTTTTGATTTCACGAACTTTACCAGAGGTACTGAGTTCTTGGAAGAAGTCTGTGCCATCAAGTTTGGCTGCAAACGCTGCTTGTTCTTCAACGGTTAATGGGCGTGGCAGTGTGTATTGTTTCAGTACAGCAAATAGTTGTGGGTATTTGTTTCGGTCAAGGTCTGTCAGATACCATGCTTTGGCAGGGTTGTTTTGTATGAAGATTTGTTCCCAAGAGTTATCTGTTGCTGCAGCCGTTGTTTGCAATGCTTGATATTCAGAACGCAATGTCTTGCGGTTTGCTGGGGTGTCAGCCAAACCTTTGGCTTTCAACTGTTCGTCAACATATGTTTTCATTGCGGCAGGCTTGCCAGAAGTATCTTTGGGTAGGTTGCGGGCTGCGGTATCTGGAAGCGTTGATGGTCCTAATACTTTTTCTGAAATACGACCATCCATATAGGTGGTTACTTCTACGTTGTTGCCGTTCTTGACTACAATAACTTTGCTTTTTACTGTGGTGGCTGGGTCTTGTGTGCCTGTAACAGTTTGTTTTTCTCCCGCTAATGCTTCAGCACCACGCATTGTAGATGGCGCTGCAGTTGTCGGTTCTGCAATGGTTGCTGTAGTGGTTTTTGCTACATCTAATCCACCTTTAATTGCAGCATTTTCTGCACGGGAAAGATTTTGTAACGCAGCATTATAACGTTCCTTAAATGGTTTTGAAGTAGACGGACTAACAGTGATTTCTCGGGTTAACGTCGAAAACGCTTCTCCAGCCAATCTTTGTGCTGTCTCTAAATCTTGTGTTAATGCACTTTGCTGTAACGTGTTATCAACTTTGGGCTTAGGTTTTTTATTGTCGTATGCCTTTTGATACTCTGACGCAACCCCATTCAATCGGTCTATTTCAACAAGTGCATCCGCATACGAGTATTTTTTGTTATTGAATGTAACAAAGTCAACACTTGGCGAACTAATCAAAGCCTGTTCAAAAAGACTTTTCTGTGTAAAGGCATCATCACGTAACTTTTTAAGTTGTTCTAATGTAAGTTTTGGGTCAATTGCCATTATGCGAGTCCTTTAACTTTCTTGTCCAAAATGTCAAACAACGAAGCAGCACTGGTTGCCTGCGCTTCAGGACCAAACTGTTGAGAAGCATACGCCTCGGCAGCAACACCAATGTTCGGTGCTTTAGCACCACCATACGCTTCAGCGGATTTCTGTTTGAAAGCCATCTGACGGAACGCAGCCTTTTCCTCTGAGGTTGCATCACGTGCCATGAACTGTCTAAACACTGTGTCTACTGCAGAATCCAAATCCTGTTTAGCATCAGGTCGAACAGTTTTCCCAAGACCACCAGTTGCTTTGTACTCTGATAGAAACAATGGACGTGCCACTTTCGTGGTGACACCTGCAAAGTTGGCGTAACGCAAAAATGATTGCATTGCAGTAATATCTGCTGATTCAAACATTCCTGTTGGACGATAGTTCTTTGGGTAAAGCCCACGTGCAGCAAACTCTTGTTGTAACCCAATGCGGTCATTTGTGCTAAGTCTGGCTAGTTCGCTGTATGCTTCTTTGGACGGGTCGTATTGTCCACGGACGATAACACCGCGTTCATCTATAAGATTTTGCCCAACATATCCAAATGAGACTGGGGCAACAGATTCTCGAACACGGGCAGATGTTGATTCTTTGGATGAGATTGGGGTGGTGCTAACAATGTCACCTGGTAGGGGTTTGAATCCTTCCATTTCTGCTCCGATAGCCTGACGTACACCAAGTTTTACATCGGGTGCAAGACCGCTAGACGATGAACCAAACGCAGATGGTGCAACCAACGATGGTTGGTCTGGTATTTCTTCACCTGTTACTGGGTCTATAGCCATTACTAATCTACCTCTCCTGCGAGTTTATCTTCAAAGATGCGTGCGAACTCAGGGTTTTGCTGAACAAGCGTTGCTGCAATACTACTCAACCAGTCCTTCAAAGGTTGCGCACGAACAGAATCCAACGAACTTAACCCTGCTTCAGCGGCTTTTTGTAGTGCTTCATCGCGGGCATCCAAGTACTGTGCAACTGATTGTGCTGTTGCATTGTTGGAAACACGGTTATCGGATACTAGGTTTCGTAGTTCTTTCGTGAAAGCATCTAGTTCGCCAGGGTTGAATTGGGCTTTGGCTGGGAAACCTGGGTATTCTTTGTTAAGGAATACACGCCATTGTGCCAGCCAATCACGCTGTTCAGATGAAAGAGTGTCTCCTAGTTGGTTTCGTTTTTCGCGGTAGATGGATGCACCAATTTTGTATTGGGCTGCTGCAACCATTTCTGGGGCTGTGAGTCGTCGACGGTTTTTGTTGTTGAGTTGACGGTTCCAAGTTTGGAAACTGAACCCATCGCCACCAGGGGCTAGGTATCCTGCTGTGTTGCCGTATTCGTTGAATAGGTCGCTGTTGTTTCGTTGCCATCCATCGAATTGTTTGGTTGGTTCTAGACCGCCTTTAACTGGTTCGGTTTTGTGTCCAAGATAGATGAAGGCATCTTCACCAAACTTTTTGATGAATTCTTCAACTGCTGTATCACGGTTGTTTTCTTGGAGTTTGAAAAACTCTTGTGACAAAGCAGAAGCGGTGATGTCGCCGCCATCTGTTTCTAAACGGAAGTCAATACGTGGTGAGGTAGGACCAGTGAACTGGAACAAAGCACGCAACCCCGACATAATTCTTGCTTTACGTTTTGCATCCGAATACATTTTTGCTACTTCGTTCGGATTCTTCATATCGTATTCACCAGTTTGTACCAAGAAACGCACTGTTTCTGCATAGGTTGTACCAAAGATGGTTGCCATGTTTGTTGTATCACCCCTGATGGCTTCGATTCCACGCACAGCCCACTGTGGTGCCAACGACTTCAAACCAACATCACCGTACGGTAAAACCATGTTGCGTACAAAATCTAATTTTGGTGTATCTGGTAACAGTTCCGATGCAGCAATTTGCACTACAGGACCACCACCAGGAAGGTTTAAAACTTGAAACGCACCCTTCATTGGGAACGCTAACAACGAACCAGCCCATCCACCAGCAGGGAAGTTGAAAACGTTTTTGCCATCTGTAGAGTCTTTTCCAAACCAACCTGATAGGGCGTTATCTAGGTTATCTGAGTCGTAGTTTGCTGCGTTGAAAGCCAACTGTGTTTTACGGATACGCGACGGGTCTTCAATCAGGTATGACGAGTACTGTCCAAGGGTTTCACGGAACGCTGTAGCAAATGGCATGACCACTCGCAGCATGTCTTCAAGGTTGTTTTTTTCTTGGGCGTTGTACAAGGTTTTTTTGAGGTCATACACAGCCATTGATGAAGCAAACTGTTCTAGTTCTTCGATGGTTCCATCACCTGTTGATGCTTTGCCAAAGATTTTGTTGTAAATGTTTTGGTTGCCAACATATTTTTCTACAGTCATTGACCCTTTTTTGCCTTCGTCGATTAGGTCGGCGTTCAAATCGTCAACATATTTTATAATGTTTTGTTGTAAACGGGTTTGCTCGCTTGGTGATAGCAGGACTGCTTTGTCTGCAACTTCACGATAAAACGCTTGGCGGTACAGTGGTGAACGTTCTAGTTTTTGTGTTGCTTTGCCAACAAGTTTTGTGAAGAACCAGTCAACACCGCTATCTAATGATTTGCTGAGGCGGTCAAGTTTTTGTGTTTTGCCTTGCACAATACGATTAGCAACTTTTACTTTTTGTGCAAGTTTTCCTTGGTTGCCTTTTAGGTCTACCATTTCACGCAAACCTTTACTGCCAAACAAACCTGGGTCGTTGCCCCTAACAGTAAATGCTTCTTCTGGCGCAACAGGTTGGATGATTGCGTGAGGTTGGGTTATTGTGGTTCCTGGGTTGAATGGGTCTGGAACAACATAGTTATCTACACGAATAATAATTCCTTCACCGCCTGCGTCAAGTTTTACTAATCCACCAACACCCGTAGTTGTTGAGTCTCCAGCGTAGACAACGGTGTCCAGTCTTATTGGGTCCATCCTTGGTTCGAACTGGACATCAGATGTAAGTCCACCACCTGGAGTTGCTGTTGGGCGTGTGGTTGGGATTCCACGTTCGTCAAGAATTGTTTGGATTCTTGGTACGCGGTTATGCGCTACAACAAAACGGAGTTCTTCATCGTTTCGAATAATTGTTTGTATTTTTGCACTTGCGGCTTTGTCAACCCAAGAAGCAATTAGGTTCGTGTCATCTATGTTTTCTATTTTGATGAATTGTGTTCTACCAGTTTTTGGGTCGGCAATACGCACACCGTTTTTGAAGTATGCAACAATCGACTTTGCAGCCTCCTTGCCTTCAGTGGATGTTTCCAACCAATCAACAATTGCTGCTGTGCGTTCAGTTTTTGGAAGATTCCATATTGCTGCAACTCTACGCAAAATAGGGTCGTTGTAAATTTGACCTAAGTTGTCAACGTATCCAGTTGTGTGACCTTCTGCGTCCAACCCTCTGTCAATAAGCGAAAAGTTTTCAGTTCGCAACATGCGCTCATTGGCGGCAAGAGGGTCAATGGCTTGTGTTTGATATAACGTTTTGCTCGTTGAATCTTGAAAATCATTCAAAACTTTTGTGAGTGCACCGCCAACATCATCTAATGAGTCTTCAAATGTAATGGCTTTTCCTTCAAGGTTGCCTGTGAGTGGACCAACATAGCGGCTTCCCATAACTGTTTGAATAAAATGGAATGGGTGTGTAAAAAAGTTTTCGTAGCCACGAGCACCAATGCGAATTTGTGAGTCAATCATGTTTCTGACCACATAACCGCCTGTGGCTAAGACCATTGGTTTCCATATTTCTGTTTGGAGTTGTTCGGCAATTGCTGGGATTAGGCGTTGGTCACCAGTTTTTGCGTTAGTCAAAGCAAACTTGGTTATTTTGTTTCCTGTTAATGAGCGAAGTTTTCTGTAGTCTGGCATTACATATACGTTCTCTGCTAGTTCCACAAGGGCTGTTGGTCCTTGGATTCGCAGTTGGTCAAGTTCATCTGGACCGAAACGTGATAACTCTTTATCGGATAACCCAAGTTGACGCAAATGTTGTAGCAAACCACCGTCATCTAGGTTGCCCATTTCGTCGGCACCGAACACACGAATTTTGGCAAGTTCTTCTTTAATTCTGCGTGTTGCTTCTCTGGCAATGTTTACGTCGCCACCAGATTGTTCGGTAATGATTTCAATAAACTTGGCATAAATGTTTTCTGCGGCAACTTTTCGTTCTGCAGCGTTTTCTACAGACAGGCTTGACATTGCCTCACCAACAAAATTGTCAAATGTTTCTGGTAGTGCAGTATGAATTTTAAGTCCACGTAAAAAGTTTGCCATGTTTGTCACAGCCTTAGACCGCTCCAAACCAGTACCAAAGTTCAATACGTTTTCTGTAGGAATATCTGTGTACCATCTGCTGTTACGAATGGTTCGGTACAGTGGGATTCGTTCACGGATAACTTCACGGGCAGCAGCGGTTGCTCCTGTTCCTGCAACGTCACCGATTTGGCGTGGCAACATCACATCTTCAACGTTCGCTGATAGTCGTGCGGCAGCCTCACCAATGATTGCTTTAACCTTTAGAGGGCTATCTGCATCTGCTAGACGTGCTGCTGTTGCAGGGTCGATGGTTCCCTTGAAGTCTTCCATGATTTGAAATGCTGCTTTACCACGTAACGCTGCTGCTGCTGTTCCAGTAAGTTTCCGTGCAGCAATTTGTGTGGTTGCTTCTTCACCGAAACCAGCAATACGAGCAGCCATTCTGACTGCTTTATTGTTTCGTTCAAACCATGAAAAGTAATCAGAGTTTCTAAATGAAATTGCTTCAGCGGAATCTAACCCTATTTCACCTTTAGCAATTTTGGATGCGGCAAGAGCGGCTTCTCCTGTTAGCGCAGGAATTTTATCTGTTTGTACTAGACCACGGTCAACAAGTTGTGTTGCTAATTTTTGAGATACTTTACGGGTTCCAACTAAACCTTTAACGGTGTCATCTAGGTACTCCCCTGTTTTTGCCAGTTTGAACGCTTGACCTGCGTACAGTGTTGGGTCGGCAAAAATGTTTACAGCAGCATCAAAGAACCCTGAAAGCAGTGAGTACTCTTTGCTTCCTGGTGTGAAGAAAACATCGGCGGCACCACGTCCAACAGTCCATGCATGACCGTTGATTGTTCCACGGAAGTCTCGTGCTTTTTGTGCTTGTGTTTTTGCGGCTTCTCCACCAATAAAAAATCCGCTACCCGTATCTTGACCTGAAGCCATTGCGCCAAGTTGTGTCGAAGCAAACCAACCGTCAACACCTGAAGGGTCATTAGCAGAAAATACTTGTGACGCAACGTTTTGTACTACATCAGGTGTGAATTGTAATGCTGCGAAACCCCATCGTGTTGCTGCTTTGGCTGGGTCGTAAATAGTTTTTTCAAACCAGTTACGGTCATCAGGTTTGTTCGGTGTGTTTGTTTCAATATACTTTTTGCCAGCAACACCCGATATTGCTTCTTGTGCTTGCGGTGAAAGGCTTGGGTTCTTTGCCATGTCTAAAATGACACGTGCTGGAATCCACGGAGATTTTTTGTAGATTTGACTTGCTGCTAATGCTTGTTGTGGTGTTACTGTTTTAGCAATTTTGTTTTGTGCGTCAATGTTCGCTTGCGCGTCTTTGTCATTGTTTTCCTCGTCTACGGAATCGAAGACGTTAAAGAATCCAGCCATTAGTAGCCTTCGCGCAAATAGGAATCCAACATGTCTGCAAGTTCATCACTTGGATAACTTGAGTACAATGCACGAAGTTCGTCAAGGATAGGGTCACCGTTGCGGCGACCGATGTATGCGCTTTGTGTGGACATGCGCCCTGGTCCGAATGGTGCGCCAGCGGTAAGAGGTTCGTTGGGGCGTTCTGTTGGTCGGTCTAATGGACCGTATTGACCTGGGGTTGATGTTGGTGCTTTAGGTGCTGCTGGTGCGGCTGGAGCGCCCATTGGTACTGCGCGTTGTGCTGCCATCTGTGCGCCTGCTTCACCGTATGTTTGTCCTGGTACCGCTGATGGTGCCATGTTCAAATCGGTGCGTTGTCCGTATGCTGCCATTTATAGTCTCCCTCCTAAACTGAGCACTGCTCCAGGTGTTCCTGGTTGTGCCATTGCGCCTGCTGGTGGTCCACCAAGTTGTGCTAACAATCCTTCCACACCGCCTGGACCTGCTGGTGCTGTTGGTTGTTCTGCACCCATACCTGGCATTGCTAGTCCTGGCATTGTTTCTGGTGCGCCTTGTGGTGCCATCGCTGCTTGACGTTCTTGTGCGCGTTGCTGAGTTTTTTGTACAGCCTGATACAAACTCATATTCTTTTCCACAGTAAGCATGGTGAGGTATGCGAGGTCATCTGGTTGGTATGGTCCGTTAGGGTCAGCGGCTTGTGCTTGGATACTTGACAGCAGCGCGGCTTCTACTGACTCGGATGTGATGCGGTCTTTTTCTAGTTCAGGGTCGGTAATCAACGGGTCGGATTCACGGGCTGATTCTTTTGACATCAAACCTGTACCCAATCTCTGACCTAAACCTACGATAAGACCATTAACA